TGCGAACGTGAGTGCGGCAACGTCTGCCGATACCGCCACGTTGTCGCTGACCGCTACAGCGGGGACATTCCCTGCGAGAGTGAGCGCCCCTGCGTCAGGGAACGAAACGATTGTAAATGTAAGCGTTGGAGAGAACCCGGTTAGGGTAATCCCTCCAATATCCGGCGTGATCTGCTCGTTGACGGACGGGGCGAACCCGCCCGCTGAGAGTTGCCCGACTCCAGGAGCAAAGGACTGGTTATCGCTTACGGCAACGCTGGGAGCGATCCCGGTTAAAGTGAGCGCGCCAACATCCGCCGCTATCCCTAGGTTGACTTGCGGCGCGTATCCATCAAACGATAGGCTTCCGGCATCTGGGGTAATCTGCGTCCCGGTTAGAGCAGACGGAGCATTCCCTGTAAAAGTGATTGCTCCGGAATCAGGAGTAACACCAATGTTTACCTGCGGAGCGAATCCGGTAAAAGTCAGAGCGCCTACGGCAGTCGCAATGAGGATTACCTTCTGGGATACGTTGAGTACCCCTCGGCGCGGGAGCGGGAATGAGCGTCCGAAGCGTGCCATAATCTAGTATGTTGAAGCTCGGTTTATAGTCTGACGGGTGATTAGGTACGGAGGTTCTGGCATGAATGACGCGTTGACGCCCCGCACGGCAACAGTGTTTGCTACCCATGCCGAACCGCTCCCGGCCAGCGCATAAGTCCCTGGATTAGTTGTGGATGCGTTTAGATTTCGAGATGCCAAATACGAAGATCCAACCGACGCACCGCTACCGCCAGAGGCTTGAGTTACGTTATTATCTGCGTAGCTAGTGGGGTACGTAGTCACCGCATTCTGGCTGCGTTGCGCCGCGATTGCAAACCAAGTAACGTCGTCTGTTCCCCAGCTTGGAGTCTCCGCTGGCGGGTTAGGCGCGGTCGAGTTGCCGGTAGCTGGGGTGCCCGCTTCCGGGTTCCCATTCCAAGTCCCCGCCGCGACGCGGATGGCAATAGACGCCATACGAACCGAGTTGGCAGAAGTGAGGGAAATGCTTGTGCCTTCTCCGTTTGCACTCTTATATGCGATCACTTGATGGCAAGACGAATTTAATGTGTTTGCGAGTTCCGTCCATGTACCAAGAGAAGAGGGCCAGGTTAAGGTTCCGGCATCCGCGCCGAAGGTGACAATCACAATCAACAGATCCCCAGATGTCGGAGTCGCACCAAGGGATATAGTGTGACTTGTGCCAGCAGTGGAGGTTTGGGACCCTTGCGTGCCGTTGACTGTAGGGAAGGCCATTTACTCTTCCCAGATTACATAGCAGATCGCATTCACCGCTGTCATTTATACCCTCACAACCATGTAGCAGTAAGCGTTGACAGCCCCACTTGCAAACGTAACGCGGATGCGGGCGAATTGAGACACTTGAACCACAGGCTCCAGTCCAAGCGGGAACTGCTTCACGTACTGGTTGGTAGGTGCCACGTACTGAACATCGAAAATGCGAGTAGCTGTTGGAGATCCTTCGCTCGAGGCTGTGAATCCTGTTGAAGTTGTACCTACCGGAATTAAGTTCGTTGTCGGATCGCCACCAGCTAGCGCCTCGGCGTCCAGCTTGGTGATGTCTCCAGCAACCGAGGCTGTAACAGTCGCAGCGGAATTGACCTCGATCAACTCTACAATACCTGGAGCCGCAGCGGCACTTCCGTTTAAGGAAATGCCCCATTCCACGATTTGCAGAGGCTTTGTTGCGCTGGCCTTGACCTGGAGCATCGTCTTCAGCGCCGTGCCTGTTGTTACCGCGATTACAGCAGCGCTACTTGTTGGCGTGATGCCGTTTGCGATGAGATAGAGCGCCATATTTTTAGGCCGTCATTCCGGTGATGGTGAATACACCGCTCGCGTTGATCGCAACCGTCAGGGTATTGCCCGTGGTCACAGTCACGTCAGCAGGGGTGGCGTCTAAAATGCAATAAGCCACGAGTTCGCCACCCGTGCTTGAATAGATCACCGCGAACCGCGCGACAATCGAGCCACCTGAGGCCGTCCACACGGCATCACCAACGTCGAAAGTCGTGGTTCCAGTGCTGTGTGACCACGTAACGCTACTCAAGGTCACGCCGCCCGTGGTATAGCCATTGGCGTTCGAGTGCTCGTTGGTCAAGTCCGAGTAGAGCGTGTTCGTGGTGACCGTGGCCGCGTTCGAGGTGCTGAGGAACAGCGCCATTTTGAACGTGTCGTTATCCATGTCAATCGTGCCGTCGCCCATGAACTCGGGAAACGATTCATATTTACGCCATGCAGTTGCAGCCATAGTTCCTCCACTCTAAAACGAAAATGCCACCTGATATTGAGACAGTAGCGCCTCAACACCATACTTCAAGGAAATTGCCTGTACTCCGGGCTTGTCTGGCACGATCTCGCCTTCGCGATTCTCGTACATGGCCCCAACCAGTAACTTGATTACATGCCCGATCCCCTCATCAGGGAATACCAGCGGGCTTGCCGAAGCGCTCAACCCTGCCACGTACCGAACACGCACCGCGCCCATCGGATAGGCGGTGAACACAGGCCATGTGACGTTGTAAGCGGGAATGATGCACCCCGGCATGGAATCGGTGTTCACGATGTAGTTCGATGCGTTCCACGTCGTCACAGCCGCATCAGCGTCGGTATACTTGACCCACGTCACAGACAGCAGCGGAGCCGCACGCAACAAAAACAACGGAATCCCAGAATGTCTCGGGAAGTCATCAAACACCTGCTCGAACGTAGTCTGGAACAACGTCCGTCCCGTACGCCACTCTACATGCTGACGCGCGGCTTTGCCTAGCGCCTCGATGTAATCGTCTTCCGACGATCCCACAACACGCAGATGGTCCTTCAGCTCATGGAGAAATACAGGCTCCAGTGTGGGCGGGGTAATGACGCTTGGATGGTACATGAGAGTCAAAAGAGGGCGGCTAAGACGATGCCTAGCCGCCCGTCAGAAGGACTAGCTCACTACGTCCGAGGTTGCATCAGCGAAGCGGAGATCGGTCGCTATAGCAATAACCGTCCCGAGAACGGGAGAGTCAACCGATTCCACCAACTTCAGATGCGCGTAGGCATAGCCGGAAGCGGCCAACTTACGAGAATCAATCTCGACGATGTACATGTCGCCTGTTCCGGCAGTCGTAACAAACCCAGCGGTGGTCGCTGCGGTAACAGCGCCAATCGTGGTGTTGTTCGCTGCGATGCGTCGATACGTGAACTCAACAGCCGTCTCGGTCTGCGGCGAGGTTGTGTCCCCCGCCAAAACCGTCACGGTGCTGGTTCCAGTGGTGCCGACTCCCTTGACTACCAGCCAAGCGATGCGGCCCGCATCCTTCATGTTGAACCCGGTCGGGTAGACGGTGCCAGCGAAGGCATCGGCTACCGGGGCCAGGGCGTTGACAAAACGGAAATTTTCAAGAATGTGTGTCATGTTTGTTCTCCTTTTCCCTGGTTGATCTTACGCGCGGGTTGCGAGCGTCACGAACGGCGACAGGGTGCCGGAACCCTTGAACGGAGTGAGCGCCGACTTCAGCGCGGGCTGACCGTCGATACGCAGCGTCCATCGGAAGGCCTGTTCGCCCGTCAAGAACTTGACGTGCATCGAGGTCGCCTGCTGCAATCCGCCCTTGCTGAGCGTGTAGTACATGCCCATGTCAGCGAGCACGATGTCGCCCACGGTGCCGAGGGTTTCGCAGTGCTCAATCGGGATCACGGGACGGCCAAAGATAGAGCCGTTCGGGAATCCAGCCGCGCCGTTTGGCGGAATCCACACGGCCTGACCGCTCACGTTTTCGGTTCCCGCCACGTTCTTGTGCGGAATCACCATCTTCTCGAGAGACGGGAAGCAGTCGATGTTCACGAACCAAACCGCCTTCGCGAAGGAACGGGCAGGCATGCGCACGCGCATTTTGCTCACGTTCTCGTACACGATGGTAGCCGCAGTCTGCGAACTTTCCTTCGCCACGCTGACGGTGCAATCCGCGTTCAGGATTCCCTGAGGAGCGCCTGCGCCCGTACCACGGAAGGCCAGATCATCGAGCTTGAACGCGAACTCTTCCGCGAACGCCTGACGGGTGACGCTTTCCGTGATGCCCGCATCTTCAAGCTGTTCATCGGTGATGTAGCAGAGGCCGAGTAACTTTTTGAGGCTCATCTCGATCTTGCCGAACTTCGGCTTCGATGCCGTCGCTTCGGTCGCTTCATCAGCCAAGTACACCCGGACACCGCCCCAGCGCGAGCCATTGGCGCGGCTGGTTTCGTCGATACCATTGAACTTGATGCCGTTCGCGTTGCTGCTGATGGTGAAGTTCCGCGCGCGGTTCCACACCTGCGACTCCTGAACCATGTTCTTGTACAGATCAGGGGCAACATCCTGACCAACCAGGAAACCGCCCTCCGATCCGATGTTCTCATTCAGTCCAGCCGCCGCGCGTACTTGCGCGCTACGAACGTCTAGCGTCCGCAACTGAGGAGGAACTTCCGCGCCGGAATCGGCACACGCCCGAACCATCTGGAGCATATGACCAAAAGAACGGAACGGCTGATCTTCCGCGTTGTCATGGACTGTGACGCCCGTGCTTGGCGCTCCGTTCCGCTTCTGGATCTGCTCGCGGGTTTCGCCCGCCGGAGCCGACGCCAGAGCCGCCGCGTTATCGCTGCGCTCCTGTTCCGCTTCCTGAAGCTCCACAATCTGCGGCTTGAGCGCTTTCGACTCATCGAGAGCCGCGCGGTACTCCGTGCGCTCCGTATCGGTCATCTGTCGGTTTTCGGACTGCGCGAGGTCTTCGATTGCTTTGCAACGAGCCAAGAGCGCAGCACGCTTTTCGATCAATGTTTTCAACATTTTGTCTCCTTCCGTCTCACGACGGTAGTTGTGCTGGTTTCGGGTTTCGGGTTTACGTGCTCACGAGGTCTTCTTCGAGTAGGCGTTCCCGCTCAAGCCGCAAGGCTTCGTCGGCGTGGCGCATATCAGCCGGGTCGGATTGCTCCGCGTGGATGTGTTGCGCCGGGTCCTTGGAATACTTGCTGCGAAATTCTTCGATACGATCTGCCGACCGCGCCGAAAGCGCGATCTCCGTATCAGTATACGCTGGGATGGCAACCGGGGAAACCTCGATCAAATCCACCTCGCGTAGCGTAATCATAATCAGGCCGCGTTCTTCGGTCACGGAATCATCAATAACGCGGAAGCCAAAACTCATTTGGTCCACATCACCCCGGTCAATAGGAGCTAGCACCATGTCGCGCACTAGGTCGGTATCGGGCGGGGTAATGATCGTCCGTAGCCCTTTTTCGTCCTCTGTCAGCGTCAGCGTGCCATTCTTGCGCCGTCCCAGAACTATGTCCGTGTTGTGATTCCATACCGCACGTTGGTCGCTAATTCCGATGGACCGCTTGAACGCGCCGATGTTGATTTTCTCCCGCACTTCGGGAGAACCTTCGTACCATGCATCTTTTGGAACTAGTACCGTCTCGCGATTGAATACCGCCGCGTACCCCTCTAATGTCGGGACCTGCTCGCCGCCACCCGCGCGCGTCATAGTAATCGGGAATGATCGCACCTCAACCGCCGTACTACGCTCGCGACGATATTTGAACCTACTCATTCGTTGACGCCTCCTTCGCGGGTTCCGGCTTCTCTGGCTCGGTCTTCAACACAACATTGCCGGACTTGTCCACAAACTGCATGTTCATCGGACGGCGGTACACGTCGCCGCCAATGTACGGGTCTTCATTTTCATAGGCTAACACGTCATTGGGTGAATATACCCCAGACTCGATCATGGTCCGATGCCATGCCGACCGAGCCGCCGTATCCCCGCGCATCAAACCTTTGAACTCGTACTCGATAAAAACGTCAGTGTTGCTGTCCGGTAACAGCTGCTGCTCTAGCGCCGTCTCCAGTGATTTGATGATCGGCATCAGCGTGTAGGTTACAAACCCAATGGTCTGCTGCTCGATCCCGGTTCCCCACGAGGTCGCCTTCTCCGTATCCCCGACCATGTGCGGAGGCACACCGAAAATCTTGTAAACTTCCGCGTTGCTGAACTTCGCCTGCTCAAGAAACTGCGCGTCGTTCGGGTTGATCGAAATAGGCTTAGCAGTCATCCCATTCTGTAGGATGATGGCCTTGTGCGCGTTTTGCAGCCCAGAGTACGCCTCGTTGAACGATTTCTTGAGCGCGTCCATCTGCGTAGGGTCGAGCGCTTGCGGGTACTCTAGTACCAGTCGATTTGTGAACCCGTTCTTATGGAACGATGCTGCGCTCTTTTGGTTCGCCCCAACCAGTCCTACCGCCTCGCGCATCATGCCAATAGGGGATAATCCCGTCACTCCGTCAATGCTCGTACCCTTCCAATGGAAGATAGACCACTCTGGAAATTCGGTTTCCTGCCCATCTGCGCCGCGAATCCAGTACCGCACGCCAGAGTTGAGGGCTGATCCCCGCTCCACACGCACCCGGGCAGGATCAATCGGATACAGCCCCCGCACGCGATCATTTCCGGCCCACTCCACCCAACTGTAATGGTTTCCCCATAGCAAGTACTGAACCGTCGCCAGCAGTACCCATTCCATCGAAGACAGCCACGGATTGACCCGATCATGGATGATGGGCTGCAAATAGTGGTTGACCGCGATCTCATGCGGCTTTAGCCCGCCCTCGATCTTGCGGAACACGTTCCCCGGCAAAACTGATCCAGCCTTGCCGATCAGGTTCACGCAGGACCAAACTGCCGGGAGCCGCATGGAGCTAATTTCAGTGACGGGATATCCGCTATCAGTCGGTGGCCCAGTAATGGCAAGATCCATCAGACGATCCAAGTCCGCAATCCCGAAGGCGCGCTTGGCAATCGCGCGGAATCCGTTAATCACTTAGTCTCCATGAGTGACGCCGCAAACGTGAGGAGCGCAAAGACGCCGCCCGTAATCCATCCAAATGGCTCGTACAGCTTCCACATGCCGACAGTAACCGCCGCCATGCCAGCAAAACAGAGCACGAATTGGAGCCTTTGTTTCATTGAATCTGGCGAGTCTGCATACCGCCGATAATGTATCGCCCGCGCGGGATCTCCCCCGCCACAATTCGATCAATCACATCTTGACGTGAATGCCGCCCGAGCTTATCCGCCGTCACGATCAGACCGCGATTCCGCAATCGCTCCAGATCTTGCTTCAGTTGCTCGCGTCGAGTTAGACCGCTACGATCTCGAAATTCCATGCGTTCTCCGGGATCATGCCGCGCACCATCGCTGTCACTAGCGCTGCGAATCCGTCAATCCTCATCGAGTCTTTCATCAAATCAGGCTTCCGTGGTGCAATGTTACCATTTCCATCTGTCCGAGATACAACTGACTCCGCGTGCCACGTCATCACCTCATGCCCACCGTGCCGCACCTTACCTTCTAACAGCTTACGATGAATATGCTTCATCGGGGCAGACAGATGTACAATCGTCTGCGGGATCTTGACGCAATTATACCCCTTATTCATCAGCCGCGTAATCAGGTCTGTTGCGTTCCACGGATCATAGCAAATTTCCTGTACGTGGAAGTCCTCAACCGCCCAGGCGATTTTCTTCTCGATTGCCGCGTAATCCACTACGTCGCCCTCGGTCACTTCAAGTAACCCGGCGTCAATCCACTGACGCAACGGAACGTGCAATTTCTTCTCAAGATCGGCAACGCGGTCCTTGGGAATCCAGAAAAACGGCATGAGGTCATAGGACCCGTCCGAAGTGTCCGGGAACAGCATCAGCATAGCCGTGAAATCTGTAGTTGCCGACAAATCAATTCCAAGATAGCACGGTCTGCGAAGCAGAGGTCGCGTCTCCTGGTTGCCTCTTGCCCACTCTCCGGGTTGTAGCCAGCGGTCCTCTGCTTGTCCCCAGATATTCAGATGGTACCGGAGATAGGCAGCCTTGCCGTTCTCTATTTCCTCGACGATCTTTTCGTCTTTGAGGAACCCGCCGTGATCTTCATGCGATGGATTCGCCAGAACCCTAGCTTCCCGCGACATCCAATAATCCGGCTCGTCCTTGATCCGCTTCGCGTCGGCGGCGTAGATCGTGCAATGGTACCGACCAACCTTCTCCGACCCGGAAAGGATCCGCTTGGCCCTCTCGTGCTCCCGATAGCACAGCTCGGATTCGTGCGCGTCTCCCGCCGTCGTGATCGCCACACGCATCGACTCCTCGCGCGAGATGGTCCCCTTGGTGACTACTTCCCATAGCGTTCGCGCTTTCGCTGTCTTCCAACGGTGCAATTCATCAATAATGGCAAGGGATGGCTCGATACCGTCCTGGATATCTCCATCGGCAGACAGAACGGCGTAAAACCCGCGCCCATCTTTCGACACGATTCGCTTGGTGCTGTCCAGAATCTTGAGTTTGTTTCGCAGGAACTCATTGTCTCTGGCGAAGTAAGCAGCGGATCGGTAAACGATCCCGGCTTGATCTTTCGCCGCGGCGCAGCCGTACGCCTCAGGCCGCTCCACGGCTTCCATCGTGAGGTGATAGAGCGGCAAACCGCCGACAAGATACGACTTACCATTTTTCTTGGGAAGCTCAGCATAGGATTGCCAGAATTGGCGCTTTCCTGTCTCCAGATCCAACGTGCCGTACAACTCGCGCAGATATTTTTCCTGCCACTTCAGCAGCCGCAACCCCAGCGGCTTGTACAAGATCCCGCCAAAGAACGCCACAACGTGACAGCCGCGACACATCGGCCCCTTGGCTGTTGAGTAACACCACGTCGGCAGCGAGCACCACTTGCATATTTCGAGTTTCAGCAAATCACATCAGAACCCTGAGCGCCTTCGCCCAGGAACGAGGACATCGCGTCCAGTTCTGGGTCCCCCTCACCCGGCTTAGGCTTCGTGAACTTCGCCCGCGCCGATTCGTTCAACCCCATCCTATCAGCCGCTTGCATGTACCGCTGCATCAACTCCGAGAAAGATTTCAATCCAGCGCGGCCTGCCACCACCATTGAAGCATACGCTAGCGAAATGCTAGTTAGGATCCCCTCATCGACCGTTGCAAGCAACCCTTCACGGTGCAACCCGTCCGCCGTAGTCTCCCAGTACTCCGCAGCAATCTTCTCAATCTCGGATTGGGGCTCCTGCATCCACTCTGGCATCTTCGGCATGCCGCGCCGCGCCAATACCGCCGCTTCCAGCATCGCATCATGCTTCTGCTGTCCAACTTTGCGCAGATCCCCTTCGAGCGCTTTCTTCTGTGTCGGTTTCCGTGGTCTTCCTGCCATGCTGTGATATTATCACCTCAGCAACTGATGTCGCTTTTGATGGCACGGCCAACATAGAACAACTAAGTCGTCATCTCGTTCAGCCCCTAATCGTTCATATCGTAAATGATGCAATGTTAAGTGTTGCGTCACTCCACACGACTCGCATCGCCGACCACGCTTTTTAAATATACTCAACCGTTTAAGCGCCCACTCCCTAGATATTAAATACTCCCGATACCGCACTCCTGTGAGCATTGGAATGGATTGTTTGGGGCTATAACTATCACGCAATTCTTTCACCTTCAATGCCTGCCGCGCAAACGCGGCCTCGCGCGCAGATTTCTTCATCGCCATGCTCTGTCAAGCTCCTTTTTACTTGTGAATTGAACGACTTGCGATAAAAAACCAGAAACGCCTGATATCATATCAGTGACATCGCGGTTCTTTCTTCTGTTTGTCCCCTGTCCCATCTTCCATTTTGCGGATTTACGTAATCGGG